ACTTATCACGAAGATTATTTGTGTTCATTGGAGGACCCCAAATAGCTTTGTGTTGCAGATTGTAGTCACGAATGGTTTGCGAATAAGCAACAAAGTCAGCAGGTGGAAGACCACCAGTGCTGTCAGCGGCTTGCGAATACGCACCATTGTTAGTGTCAGATGCAGCAGTGCTCATGTCTGCCCAATCCACAGGATCGGTAGTTGCAGAATTTGCGCCATTCTCATCCGTAAGCATTACGCGATCGAATTGGAATGTCTTTTGCACGGAAGATTTTTCATCTCCCCACATTTCTTGACGATAGAGCGTAATCCACGGAGTGGGTTGACTCATCATTTTTTGGTTGATGTCAGTTCCGATTTGCGGAGCTTGTTGGACTAGGAAGTCGTTAATTGTTGGAGCAGCCATAATTTTATTTAGTTATAATTTTATTTAGTTAGTTAGCGTTAATATAGTGACGTATCACTACGAGGAAAACAGAGCTCATCCCAGATGGGATTACTCAGAAAATGCTTTCAATTAGAACGCGCTAACACGGCGAGCGGGTGAATCTGGTCTGCTTTTAGAACCTGCCAAATCTTAGGTTCGTAGAAACAATTACCGAATTCCCCCGCTTTGTCCAGAAAAAATTAATTTATTTAACTAGAGAAATCCATATCTCCAAATTTCTCCACAAAACTCCTGTTATCATCTGAAGATGGAGATGCCTGACTAGAATTAATACTTTTCCCAGTATTAGCCCTAGAATTAATTGCTTTCTCATCACCGACTTCATACTCATGAAGTTGTTGACGGAGATTATTAATCTCTCCAGCAAGATGCTTCACCATTACTCCAGAGAATGAAGCAAGAGCCATGTCACGAGTCCCAGCCCTAGAGAAGTCCAAAGACATTGTTTTGTTTCGCATCTCTTTAAATGCTTCCGTCTCTTTACCATCCTCTCCTACTAAGCCTGGAACCTTATCTTTGTATTTGTCCCACAAGGATCGAAGATGAGTTTGATAAACTTTCCTATTTTCTTCCAATGCCTTTTCCGTTTGCATCACACGGTCAGATTCAATTTTCTGAATGTATTTTTCAGCATCTTGAAGCATTTCATTACGTTTTCCAAGAATTCGCGTGAGGTCTTGGCTAATACGATAAACTTCAGACTTATCATAATCTGAGAACTCACTAAGATGTTCCCTAATTAGTTCATTTTGTTTCTTACGATCACCCTCAGAAATAATAGACCACAGCACTTGGGAATCACCTTCATACAACCTTGCAAGTTCTTCGCTCTTGTCATAAAGATCATCAACAGGTTTTCTAATTTCCCTTCTAAATTCTTCAGATGTTTCAACTTTAATCTTTGCGCTTTGATTAGAAAGCTCAGAAATTTGCTGTCTTAAGCCCTCAGCTTCTGAAGCCTTCAACTCTAAATCATTTAGCTTTTGCTGAATTTCTGGACTAATTGCATTCTGCTTGGCTTCTTTAAGCTCATTACGCAAGGCCTTAAACTTAATACCAGCGTTAGCTTCCATGCCCCGCACGGATTCTTCTGTTTCTTTATTAAATGACTCTTCATCAAAGCCAACCTTTTCTTCAGTCTTCTCTTTAACTGGAAGGACTTCAGTATCTAGGAAATCATCATCAAACTTAACTTCATCTTGCTTCGCTTCTTTCTTGCCCTCTGACACATCGCTGGATGGCTTTGTTTCCTTTTCCTGAGTCTTTGTTGACTCTGAAGCTACCACCTCCTTTGATGGCTCTTGTGGGGCAGTATCGCCCTCTTGTTTATCAAAGAGCTTTTCAAAAGCATCATTGATTCCTCCAATACTTGGATCAGCCCATTTCTGGCCTCCAGTCATAATTTCTTCCGACGTTTTCTCTGTTGTTTCTGACATTGTGTTTTCTTTGTTTTACTGGCGATGAATCAATCTCTTAGGGAGGACTTGCGGGCTCGCCTTTATATCCGCATATCCAAAAAGGGTTGCAATTACATCACGAGCGCCTTCTTGGTAGTGGAAAGCTAAAGCAGATTGCTCAATGGTTTCTGAACCAGACTTTTTGCGGCCAATTTCCATAAGCGAAAGCTGAATGCCTCGATGTAATAATGGAGAGTTGAATAGATGAGCTAGTTGCTCTTTTTCGGCTTCGGTAAATGTAAGATTCATTTTTAGTCAGGACTAAATTTGCGTGGACTTTAAGCGAGTCATTTTAGCTTGTGTCTCAGCATCTCTTGTAATAATTGAGGACATTGCTTTTTGAGCGGCTTGAACTTGCGTCTGAGCTCCTGTCTCTTTAATCATCTGGAGCTTGGCTACGTGAGACTCCATCATTTGTTGGAGCTTTTGCTTATGAAGCATATCCTTCTCTTGAAGCTTTGCTTGCGTTGCCTTTGCTTGGGCTTGTAGAGCTGTATCCTCTGGACTCATTCCATCCTGAGCTTTCTGTGGCTCTTCCATTTCTCCGTCCCTAACTTTTTTCTGCATTGCTTTCATGCCATTTACGACAATCTCACCAATTTGCTGAACCAGTTCTTGATACTTATTCAATTCAGGTTGGATACCCTTGTAAACAGTAGTAATTGCCAATGTGTCCACGCAATGCTTGTAGAGCATTTGATACTTCATTGTCCATTCGATCAGGTCAACTTCACCAGTTTCAACGCCTTCTAAGCCTCCCTCAAGAGCGGGAATGTGAGCAGATAGATGCACCATATGATTCTCTCCATCCGTAGGAGCAATGTAATCACTCTCAAGAAGCTCCATATTTTCAAGCTCTGCAATCTTAAAGTCGTAAGGAAGACGCTTCTCATTTGGCTTGCCTGTATATCGCTCAGCCTTATCAACGCCTAAAAGCTCAACAAGGTAATCATACTCAAAGTTAGAACGACCAACTGCATCAAATGTGGAGTAGAGTTGCTGAACTTGGTCAAGCAACATTATTCGACTTGCGCGAGAACCCGTTCCAATAATCCGAGTTGCTTTAACCCGTTTGAAATCAATCTGACTAAAGATGTCAGCAGGAACGCCCCGTGCGACACATCGAGCCTTCATTTCATTGACCCGCTTCCTAGCTTGTTTATCTTTCTGTCTAACGGTGAAAGCACGTTTAACTTTTTCCCTCATAATCTTGTCATATGGGCCATAGAAAAGATTGATGGCAAAACTGTTTAACTTGTTAATATAATCTAGCTGCGAACTCACTTCTAGTTTTGTCCTGCGATCTTGCTCAGGATTCATTACCATGTTACCAGAAGCTAAACCACCAGTGGCTCGATTCAAAATCCTCCGACTCTCTTCAATTGCAGGAATCAATGAGTTATTTAAGTTCTGACTCATCTGCCGCTCTGGAATCTTCATTGTTGGAGGAAGACAAATAAAGCCGCCAGCATCAATCAATTGAGAATCCTGAAGGTCTTCAACGCTTGAGGGTTGGACAATAAGCGATGATCCAATCCTAGCGTTATCCAGAAGCTTGCAGTGCATTACATCCATTGCAGTGCAAAGCTGGTAAATAAGATAACCTAGACCACGAACTGTATACAAAAGTCCACCATTGCCTACATTAAAGGTAAAAAGCTGAAAAGCCTCATCAACAGAATCATAGAAATCGCGTTGCCTAAACAAGAACTCTTCTTTCCCATTGCCTCCTTCAGCAGCATCTAATGTAGTAATGTAAAAGCTAATTTTACCATTAAACTCTTTTACCCAAAGAAAAATAACTTTGACTGGTTCAGCCACTGTAGAAACATAAACCTCATTAGACTTAATATCTCGTTGAACTTGCTCCCAGTTTGCCCATTTCTGGCTTTTAATTTTTGATGTTGTATTAACAATCGCACGTCTTACGGCTTTTTCATTCCATCCATTAAGAGCGCCTTCTCCAATCTTCCCATACAAATCAGTTACAGTCATTGTTCCTGAAGCTGCTGCAACCTCAACGCCGCTTGAAACAATACCAGTGCTTCTTGGAAATTTGAATTTATCAAGTCCAGCTACCGAGTATTGCATCGTTTGCTTATCATCAAAGAAAGCAACTCCAACTCCATGAGTGACATAAGTATCTGAAAGCTGCAAATGCAACGGAAGGCTTTTATCATCACTGCGATCCATCGTAGTAAATTCTTCAGCCATGATTTGAGACCACGTATCTGCGTAGTTCTCATCTATTTCTTTTGAAAGAGGTATTTCAGCTAAGGTTTTTGGATTAGCGTAAATATCAAGATAGGCTGAAACAGCTTCATTCTTAATGGCTGGACCTTCTCCAGTAGTGATATTGAACCTATCAGACTGTCCTTTGTTCTCTAGATCTTCCTCATCATGCGGAGGAATGAAATCCATCAAGCCCTGAACTAACGCACGATTAAAAGAACCTGATTCATCATCAGACTCCATTTTTTTAAAGATTCCACGAGCAGCCTCAGGAGTACTTATTCTTTCTGGTGGCGCTTTTAGTGTTTCGTCATCAATCAACTTGAGATCGTCTAAAGCTTGTTCCGTATCTGAAAATAGAGCCATTTTTTCTTAATGAATTTAATTGATCTGTCAGATGGTTTTGTGAAACCTCTTCTGTAAAAGATAATTGAGTTGCTGATTAAATTCCTTGTTTTAACTAAACTGTCAAGAATATCTTTATCTAATTCTCATTTTCCGACCACATGAACTTTGAAGAGCCCTTGTTGTCCCAGCTTTAGCCCACCCATTATTTATCATACGTGCAACTTGCTTCACCTCGGAACTATTAAAGCGCCCCAATGTAATTGCTTTTTCCACAATCATGTTAAAAACGTCGGCTCGGTCAGGACTTCTCTTTAGTCTTTTTTTTGCCTCTTCCTTGCTTTCAACCCGCAATGCTTTGATTTCTTTCTTGTGATACTCGCGTTCAATTAACTCAGCCATTGTCTCTTTCGACAACCCACTAATCTGCCTACCACGAATGAATTCCTTAGGCTGTATCCAAAGCTCACTGTTCTTGTTGTAGAAAGGCGTGTTCTGCTCACGGAATACAACTGTTCTATCACTAGCTTTTCCTTGGAAGTTCACCTTCTGAACAGCTGGACTCCATAGCTTATCTACAATGTGGCCAAATGCCTGACCTCCCCCAGTATTGTCCATAATAGCATGGTTTGGATTAACACCAAAATCCCCTGCCAATTTCATCCACTGATCCACAATCTGAAATGTATGTGGCGTTTCTTTGTTGTTTACGTCTTCCTCCAAAACCCCCTCATAACAAAAATGCAAATGATCAATACTATTTACTTTTCCTAATCGAGCGAAAGCACAAAACGACCTATCCCCTTCCCTAGAAAAACTCTCATCCAAGGCCGTTAGAACTATAGGTCTGTCATCCCATGAAGGTTCATCTTGATCCAACACTCCATGATTTAAAAACTCTACCTCTGAATAAATTGAATTTGTTGCACCGTCAGGACACCAGAAGGCTTTAATGAACTGGTAGTAACCACGGGAATCCTTGCCGCCCCGTTCTTCTGCTACCAAATCGCACAATTCTTGATTGGGTTGCCAAAAATACTTATGTCTCCCCCTCGCATCCACCAAATGAGGGTTCATAATCCTTGGGCTTTTCTCCGCATTCAGGCGTATGCACCTACCATACTTCGTCTTCCAGCTTTCATCTGCCTCTGTAATCGACTTCCAGCCATCTTCTGGTTCACTCAAATCTCCAAAAGAATCACTAATTCTATCTGGGTTACTCATCCCGCAAAAGGTTAGCCGCTCATTCGACGTAAGGTTCTGTCTAGATGTTCTCAATATCCCCTCACCCAAGTAAGCAAACTCATCCGCCGCAACCAAGAAGTTAGGATTTTTCAAGCCCTGTAAGTCCTTACACGCTGTCGCCGCTTCTGTCCCGCCAGCCGCCATCAAGATGATGCCACTATTCCGCGTCAACTGCCCCTTAGCATTAATACCCTTAATGTATCCATCAGAATCAATCAGCTTTCCCGGACACCCCATCTCAACAGCCTGACTCCAAAATTGATTGATACTCTTCCATATCCGTCCACGCGCCGACAACTTAGTCGTACTCATCACAATAAAATAAGTGTCTGTAGGCCGACTCCAATAACTCATCAAACCATATAGAGCAACTGCATCACTCTTTCCTGAAGACGAACAACCAGCAAG